ATCATGATGTTTGAATAAGCTATAAACTCTAGCCTAAGCGGTTATTAATGTATAAGGGTCTGAGTTTCCGTCTCTAAATTTACCTGATTGCGCAGCTAGATTATAGACTGTTACATTCGTACCTTTTATCGCTCCCCCTGCTTGCCCTGGCGAGCTTGTTTCTACTTCACCAGGCGCTAAAGAAGAAGATGCAGAAGCAGGTAGTCCGACAAGGCTAAATCCACCAGCGCCGGAGATTGCAGAAGTAAACCCAATCGATTGAGAGACACCAGCCCCTCCACCAGAAAACGTGCCGTCATTACCTTGCGCACCACTTGGGAACCCTGGGGGAACAGCTACCACGCCACCTAGCCCACCTGGAATACCGCTACCACCGCCACCCGATGCCGCCGATAGACTTCCTTGAGCATCAGACGCTGCAGCAGATGCGCCACCACCACCAGCAGCGTAAACCTCGCCACTAGTTACGTAAGAGTCAAAAGTTCCATAGTTTATATATATCGATGTTGTTACCCCGTTGGACTCGTAAGCCGTACCACCGTTGCCGCCATTAGTTACAGACGGAAACCCAGGAATGCCCACGATTATACCAGGGGTTGAGCTACCACCCTCGCCACCCATTGCCGACCATTTAGCGCTGTTTGTGCATATTATTTTTATGGCGCTACCAGGGGCAAATGCACCAGCCTTAACTGATGGTACGTTTTGCGCAGTTGAACCAATGGTTGCACCATCCAATACAAAGGTGACATTAATCGCGCTAGGCGGTGCGCCAGCCCTTGCGAATAAATTAACGTCAACAGCAGTACCGCTAATAAATATAACTAAATCCCCACCGCCCGACGCAATAAACGGAATATAGCCAAGCGCTTTAATATTATACTTGCGACCAACCTGGTTAAGCTTAGGCTTTATCTCGGTAATCTGAACAGCAATTTTAGAGGTTAGAGTTTCACCGCTAGGAGTTTGTGAATCTCGCGCTATTATGTTGACTATGTCGCCTATTTTACTCCCTGCTAGCTTCCTCTCTTCCATTGAAAAAGACACTTCATCAGGTGTTCTAGCAAATCTCTGCACATATCTCGAAACCAATATGAACGCACTGTCTGGAGTTATATATGGACTAGGGTCAAAAGCCTTGACCTTTACACTGCCGTAGAAATCATCAACCTCTGTAGCCGTGTCCTTGTGTAGCGTAAGTTGCGAGTAATTCACCTCATCGTCATTCTCTGACTGAAAATCTTTATTGTTATATATATACGCACGACTAAATCGAGTGTTAGCCTTTTTTGATGTAGATAGCGAATCCAGGTCATTACCTTCCTCTATCGTTCTCTGCGACTCCTTCCAAGATGAATTTGCACTAACCCTTGATTTCTGTGTTGATTGGTCAAGCCACATATCAATCATGTAGTCAGTAAGGAGTTTGTTAATTACCTTGTCTACATCTTGTGGTTTGTGAAATACACCAGTTAAAAATGCATTTGCATTCCATTCTGTGATTTCATCATTCCATTGAGTGAAGTCAGAAAAAGCTGTTAACTCAGAAGAAATGTAAATATCTTCAAGCACGTTAGACAAAAAAGCCTTATTCATTACGTAGCACTTTTGAACAGTGGATTCTAGCGAGTGGTCTTCTGCCTCAGTCTTATAAATTAACTTATCCGTGCCGACGTAACTTGACCCGCGAGCATATACGGTTAAATTGTTCGAGCTAACACTTTGAACTCTCATTAGCTCTTTATCAATAATGATTACATCTTGACTGCTATATAGTGCACCGTCAGAAACAGGAATAACTGTTACAGCGCTATCAATGTCAGCAGTAATATAATCCTCTGTTGGTATTGGAAACTTCTGACTAAACGCCTCTAATTTGTGCAGTGCGTCCTTTGCGCTAAGGGTGAAGTTGCCCTTAGATAATCCTGATTCTGTAATGTAGTGCTCAGATGTAGACACAAGAAAAGGCGCTTCCTGTTCGCTCGTAATGGTGTAATAGTGTGACAAAATCTTTTTGCCGTCCAGAATATTACGCGCCAACAACTTGCCAAAGAAAGTGCCCGACTCAGTAAACTCAATTGGCCCAGGGTCGCCCTCGAAATCAGTCATTGTCAGTGACATTTGCCCGCGACTTGCCATGCCCTCACCTGGTTTTAATCTTGGCGTTGATTCACTGGCATTTGCAACACATCTATTTACCGTGCTATTTAACCGTGACTTAACTCCTATTGACTGGGTAGGTGGTTGCATAGACGGGGCTGAGCTTTTGGTGAACCATAAAGAGTATGTAGCATCGCTAGACTCCTCACATGTTACAGGTGTATGCCAAGGGCTTGTTAAGTCGCCAGATGGAGTGCATACGGTGCAATAAGGTAATTGCAGTTCGTATATCTCAAATGTGCTCTGCTTGAAATTAGTCTTAATCAAAATAATGCCTCTGTAGATTTAGCGAATGCATTGAAGTTTATAGATGAAACACCTAAAGACCTGGTTTGACCGTGTGCCGCTGTCATTGATGGTGATGCGTTATAACATGCATAAGAATGGAACTTGTTTTCATCCTCTAATATGTAAAACGTATTATTTGCTGCGTAGTTAATAAATCCGTACCAGCCATCAAAATCACGCATAATATTGTTTGGCACACTAAGCGAGCAACTTAAAGCACGTGCCTCGTAGGATAGATTAATCGGCGAATGGTCTAACCCAGTGTTAGAGCGAACCTTTATATTGGGCACTGACCAAGGTCGATTATATCCGCTCTGTTCACCTCTTGGGATGGTGTAATACTCACCCATTGCAATTTCGGAAATGGATATTTTTCCAGAGCCTTTAACATTAATAGTTACACGCCTAACGCCTGACTGGTCAACCTTATACATCATCACAGACGACTCTAGGTGGCCTAATCCTGTATCGTCTACAGTACCGGCAAGGCTTACGGTCAAATCAAACATATCAGATGTGACTAACTGCTCTTCGGCAACTGTTTGTAGGTAGATTGGCTCAGGTGCGTTTGAGGTGGTTATCTTAATTGAATCTTTCTTTGCTATGTTTGTGCCACCTAATGCAATGTAACCAATATCAACCTCTTGAGGAAATACGAATGTTAATGTCACCTCACCAGCAAGTGCATCGACATAAACGCTTGAGTAATCGCCATCGGTAATAATACCTATATCTTGCAGTGAGCTATCAGGCAAAGCCGTTATCACTGCTTGATTAGATATATTTGTAATACTAGCTATCATTAAATATCTCCCGATATTGTCGCTTTGTTAATTATATCTGACACAAACCTGGCTGTTTCCGTGTCGTCAGACTCAAATTTTATCACGATGGCTTGATTCTGACCACTTTGGTTACTGTCGCTTACGTTTAGCGTTGATGTTTCTTCCGGCATAGATGTGTCAACTGATGGCGCTGATGACGACGATGACGAAGGGGTTGATGTTGACCCTTTAGTTGCGCTATTAATCGCAGCTAATTGAGCCGCGCCATTAATCCCGATGGAGATAGATGCCGCAAGTGCTGCAGGATATGGCAGTTCACTGAATGATTTCATTATTCCGGCTGCGGTATCAACAACCACCAGCCCAGATTTAATTGCTTTGTTATCTTCAAATAAAACGTTACCCAATGACACAGCTGCATTAACATAAGCTTCTTGAGAATCTATCTGCACCTTACTCGTTTCTTTGGCAAGCTTTTCTTCTTGCTTACGAAGCTCTTCATCCGCCTTAACCTTTCTTTCTAGGCTCTCAATGTATTCATCTTCTTCCTTGGTCTTTATCTCCGCGAGCGCTTCTTGGTATTCGTTTTCTAGGTCAAGCCTTAGTTGATTATTCTCCCCTGCTATAACTAACTCTCGCTCAAGCTTTTGGAGCAACAACTCTTCTTCTGTCTTGAATCTATCTTCTAGCGCCGCTATTTCGTCAGCAGTTCCTGAACCGTCACTGGTCGAACCTGTTGAGCCCGATGAACCGCTGCCGCCGGTTATTTCACCTCCGCCTGGCTTGTTTGCATCAGCCATCTTTTCATCTTGTGCTATTATTTTTTCTTTCTGCTCCTCTAGTTCTTTTAGCCTTTCAGTTTGAGTGTATAGCTCCGCATTTAGCCCGGCTGTCTGAACTGCTAGGTTTTGCTCAGCTGTCATGTGCAGGGTTTTAACACCAACCGCAGCACTGAGTGAGTCGTTTAGCTCGTCTACAGCAGTTTTCTGCTCTTCAATTAATCTATTTACAGACTCAAGGCTTTGTATGTCTCCAGCATCTTTAAAGCTGTTAATAAAGTCAACAATGGTCTGTGTTGCAATAGGAACAACTTCAATAACGCTATTGAAAAACTCATTAAGCGATGGTGCCAACTGTGCCGATATTTGCTCGCTAGACTTCTTAGCCGCAGAAGTTAGCAGGTCGAATGATGTAGCCGCCTCCTGCAAGTCTTTAGCTTCACTGCTTGTAAGGCTTAATTGTTCTGAAACAGCTTTGTAGCGTGCCTCAAGCACCTTTAGCTCTTCTGCGTTATTAGCAAATAATGGCGTTAACTTAGACAGGTCATTACCCATTGACTCAAGCGCAAAGGTCATTTGATTACTGCTTGCCTCTGCCTCTTCCATCTGCCTTATCATCTCACCTATAACTTCATCGCTAGACATATTTTCAAATTCGATAGCTGTCTTTTTTGCTTCTTCTTTTGTTAGGCCGACAACATCAGCGAAGTCTTGAAACGCACCCGTACCCGCTTTGGAGAATTCGCCCAGCTTATCAGCAATATCTTTCGATATATCCGCTATACCCTCCGCTTCTACGCCATATTGTTTAGTCGCAAATGCTAACGCCTCGAAATCGTCTGTAGACAGCTTGGCTTGAGCTGCAAGCAACCCCATTTCTCTTGTCGCACCAGCTGAGTTAACAATCACAGCCGTCATTGCAGTTGCTACCGCTAAAGCTCCTGTGGTTAGCTTTGCCATAGTTCCGGCGACAGCCAGGCCAGTGCTAGACATTCTGGATAAACTACCGTCAGCGTCGGTTGTTGCTGACTCTACATCATCCAACCCGCCTTCGACACGGCGTAGCGAGCGCTCTAAGTTTCCAGTTCTTGAATCCAGCTCTACAATTAGCGTTTCAGTTGCCATTGCTAGCCCCCTGTATTTATATTTAAGAATTCATTTGATGCGCCGTTTGCTCTGCGCTCGTAGTTAAGCATTAGTGACAAGTCCTGGGGTGGTTTTTCTTTTATTTCCGTGAGCATTTTCACCTCAATAAAGTCTAGGCCCCATGCTTCTGACGGTTGTATTTTTAGCTCTTTTACGCAGTATTTCCAATACCCGAAAAAATCAAACTCAAACAATCCAAGTTTAGATTTAACCGGGGATAGGTAACTGCACTTTACTTTTTTGCTTCAGAAGTATCCGACTCGAACTGCTTAGATATTTCATTAGCAAGCCCGACCATAACTAAGGGCCAAGGCTCTGACATATCACCAGGGCGTTCAGTAGGCAGCCAACCAACCCTAAACATGGCATCTTCAATCTCAACTAGTGGGATTGAGCTATCTTCAGCGCGGATTAGCGAGTGAAATACATGTGACGCGGTTTCAAAGTCAACAACCTCGTACAGCTTTTGCATACGGGCAATAGTTGATAGGCTGGCGTTGTCTCTAAAGTTCTCCATGAATTGCAAAAGCGTGCACCATAAGTCTTTATTGGTAGCTTGCTTGAATTGCTTCATAGCGCCTAGCGTCATCTTGTACGGATACTCCTTAAAGCAAAGTTTCATATTTACACGTCCGCAGCAGCGATAATTGTAACTTCACCGCTTGAGTTAAATGAAATGGTAGTTTCAACTTTGGCACCGTTCGGCAATGTATCGCTTAAACCTGTAGGCATAAACTGACCGCTAAATGATTCGTCAGTAACTGCGCCTGAACCAGTGTAAGTTATTGTGTAAGTGTCCATTGTTCCAGCGAACGCGTCAGCACGAACTTTTCGATATTGGTCATCGTTGTTGTAAGTAACAGTACCCGAAAAAACGTGTTGCTTTGTTGCTAGCTCACCATCTAAATAAGTGATGTTTGTTCCGTAAGACTTATTGCCAATCTCGATGGGTGTTCCGCCGTATGTGTGAGTAAAGTCGCCTTGACCAACAACAGTGCCTGTACCGTTGTTGATGATGATTGCTGTACCTGTGATTTCTCCAGCCATAATTTTTACTTCCTATTTAGTTAAGTTTTACCCGCGCCCTTGAAAGCTTGAGTAGTTTATTGTTAAATCTCGTTTAAACCATGCGCCCGACATAAAACCGTTGTTCGGTACAGCGTCTAAAATATTAACGTCATCTATTGTAACACCAAAATAGAAAATACGTTTTATTGCATCTATCACTGTAAATTGCTGGTTGTCATATGCATCAGGCTTGACGTAAACGGACACCTGAATGAAGCCCATTTCCTCATCACTTGATGCTTGCGTTTTGCCTGTGGTTGCACTTGTTGCCGGTATAAAGCTAAAGTCGCACCAAGCATCCAAGCCTGACGGGTCAAAGCCTTTATTTTCGTAAGCCAGTGGCAGCCCTAGGTCAGTAACCACGACCTCTATAACCTTGTTTAGTAATGAATTTCTTATATCTAGCTGGCTCATAATTCACCTTATTAAATTTGTTTGTTAGTTGAGGCGTGATTGTATTTTTCTAATGCCTACTCTTGCCATGCCGTTTGGTGCCTGTCTGGAGTAACCGCCGCTTGATAGTTTTTGATAATTACCATTTCCAGTATAAGTACCTTTCTCTACTGAGTTAGAGTAACCGCCATACTCAACCACTGCAGCGTAGTCTAGGTTATTAGAAAAATAAATCTTTTTGCCTAGTACATCAGCGGGCATCCTAGACAGCTGAGCGTATGAGCTAGCACCTGTCGAGTTAGCAGAAACAGTGGCGCCAAGCGTAGGCCATCCAACAGATAGCAACCAATTGTTTTTTAATCGACCACCATCTTTAAAATGAACAGGGGTTGCTTGTATTATCTCGCCAAGCCCATAAATATAAGCAGCGGTAATCGTGTTGTTTACGTCATCCCTAACCCGGCCAAGTGCCTGCCTTAATCCACTTCTACCGTGTAATGGCATTAGATTTCCCTCACTATGCATATCTGAGAAAGGAGTACACCAGCTGGCATTTTGCTATCAACACTTTCAACACTCATCTTTTTGGTGCCTTGCTGAATAATGTCATGCTGTCTTAAAACTACATCACCATTAACAACTAATACCCTGTCACCGCTTCTTATTGACGTGCCGTTTATTAAGTTCTGGTTGATAGATTTAAATACTGCATCAACTAGCAATATTGGTTCCGTAATAATTGGTGTTGGGTTTATTGGAGTACCTGGTGCTTGAATCTCTTTTAGGAAGTAAACTAAATCACCTGGGCCAGTAGCGGCAACAGCTTTAGCTAGTCCGCCCCTTACTTTTGCTTGAATATCTATGCCGGCCATTAGAAAAACTCCGCGCGAGTTAGCCCGCCAGTGCCATTTGCTCGACCACAAGGAGAGTTAGCATAGCCCTGTAGTGTCAATGGGTATAGTGAATTAGATACGCCTTGTATTGTTGCGTTGGTTTTAACTGAACTTCCATCTTGATACGACTCAGAATAAACGCCATCAACACTAAAGCTTTTTAGTTTTTGGCCGTTATCAACTACGTTTGTGCCGTATCCACCATTAACAGCGGCAGAGTAGTTTAACTGAGCGAGTTTTACATCAAGAGGAATAGCGTCACTATCAACGTAAACGCAATTACTATAAGTATCTGTGCGAGGACAAATCCCAGTTTGAATATCGTGCGTACGAGTTCCTTGAAGAGTCGGCTCATATGTTAGTAGCCCCCTATATCCATTACGAAGTTGTACCTCTGCTTCAGTGTCATCAGTGGCGATTGTCAGCCCGTAATTCACCGCTAAGGCTCTTGCATCAATCAGTGTTAAAAAGCTGTCAGCGTTAGCTACGCCTGTGCCGTCTTCAATTATTAGTGCCATTTGCTTTGCTCCTGTTAGTTTAATGCAGTATACCACTTTATACGGAGCAACAAAAAACCCCTCGTTAAAGGGGTTTGTCTATCACCACAAAGGTTTTACTGTAAATAGAGCATTCTCAAGCACTAAGGAGCCTGCAAAATCTTTTGATATCTCAAGGCGCAATTCTTGACCGTTAGTTAATGTTGTATAACCTATTAACGAAAACCCAACATTAACAGTCGCCGCTCCACTAGTTTTACCAGTTGAATAACGTTTATCTGACCCCGTTAAAACACCAGTACTGTCAGATAATCTAACCCCGATGAACCCGTCCTTAGTTGTTGAATCAGATGTTAACGTCCCGGACAATACAAACTTAGATGAGCGCGGTTGCGCATGAGTTAGTACAGTTTTAATTTCCGTCGTTGATGGTGTCCAAATGCCTGTGTTGTACACGGGGTTTGGGTATATCAACGCTGAATTAGTCAACGCTGTAACGTATGTATCAATATCATCAGGGGCTACGCTATCTTGTGTGTTACCACTAACAACTAACAGCTCCAGTTGTATTTTATTAAGCCCCGTATCCTCTGGGGGGAAAGCGCCGCCTATGGTGCTGGTTAATATTTCTTCTAGTATTTCATTTCTAATAGACATAATTAAGCCTCCAAAGCAGTTAACCAATCACGGAGTAATTGATTTCGGTTGTTGGGATTAGTGACGGTGCCACCGCTAGCTATTACAATATCAGAAAGTATTTTATTCATGGCTCTCATGCTTTCACCTTTATTTCTTCGGTATTAGAGGGCATTAGGTTTGCCACGTCCTGTGGCATTATTGAAGGGCTGAGGGATTATAGGGTGTAACTGCGCAGTTACTGTCTACGCCCTCACATAGACAACTACATTGTATCACTTTATTTTAGTTAATAAAAAGCCCCAATTAAGGGGCTTATATTATTTCTTTTTGGCTTTCTTTGGTTTAACTGCTCCAAGTGTTACAGCTTTATCAATGTAATACTTGTCACCACTGATAACCTTTGCGCCAACAAAGGAATGATGCTTAAAGGTTTGCGGAGTTATATCAGTAATAACTCCGCAAATTTCAGCCTTTAGACAAAACACTATAGGCTAACTACTCGTACGCCCGCGCCGTCTTTAAGGCCACCGACACGAGTCCAGTTAGTAACTAATGCTAAAGCAGCATCGTCTGGTTGAACCACAGCAGCATTAAAAGTATAACCTTTAATGCCTAAGCCGAACGAACCTGTCGCTGTTAACAATTCACGCGGATTAACCGGTACAATATCGGTCACGGTGTAGTTGCGGTAATCGCCTTGCTCTTGAACAGATACGCCACCAGAAACAATGCCACATTGGTAGTAGTTTTCAGTACCAGCATTATCAAAGTGAAGCGCGTCAGAGTCTGTCATGATTAACGGGCGACCGTGACCATCTTCAACAACGCGGATTGTACCAAAAGTAAACAGTTGATTGCTGTTTGCTAATGCTTGGCCGTAAATGTCGTTAACTGATTTAGAGTGCATTACCCATGCAGCGATATCTGCTTGGCGGTCGCCAAACTTGCCAGCACCTAAGTTAAGGCTGTCTAAAGAAGCAACACCCGCTGTTCCATCGTAAGTCACATCAGCTGAATCAACAGAAGCAACGTAAGAAGTTAATGCAGAGTTAAGCATGTAAGCCATTGCACCTTTTGCCACTTCTTCACCAAACAATGTACCTGCTTGTGATGGGTCGCGTTGAGTCCAATCAAAAGAAGCGTTAGTGTAAGAGATATTAGGAATGCCCCAACCAACTTTAATGTCGATTTTTAGCAATTCAGCCAAAGCGTGTTCAGCGTTCGCACCTGTTGCTGACGGGTCACGATTACCAACTAATGATGCAATTGATTCAAACGCTGCTAGCTCGTTCTTATCACCTTGAAACATTACAGAGGTAAGCATAATTGCGTTACGTGTTGCTGAGTTAAATAATTCTACTTCTTGCTGTAGAGTGTTTTTGAATGCGTTATACGCGCTACCGTTGAATAATTGAAAATCGCCTAATGCCATGATGTATTACCTTTTATAATGAGTTAAATTCTGAGCGCTCTTGAAGAGACATATCACTGTATTTTTTACCACTTGTACCGCTGCCCTGAGCATTGGTGTTATGCACGTTGATACCCTGAGTATCTGGTGCCTTTAGCATTGCTTTCCATGTTGCGTCGGTTTCTGCGTGTGCCAGGAAGTCAACGGTATTGCTAAATTCTTTGTCGCCGCACTTGATTGATACAACTGTTTGACCGTTTTCATTGTAACTAATATCAGTCATTGCAGTTAGCATTGCTTGTGCGGGTGCTTGTAAGTTTTCACCTACCTTGCTAAGTATGTCAAAATGAACATCTTTTAAATCGCGTTGTTTGAGCATTGCCTGAGCTTTTTCTTTCTCAGTGTTAGCTGTTGCAACTAGGTCAGCACGCTCTGTTTCACGTAATGCCTGAGCTTCTTCGTACTTGCCTTCAGCTAATAATTTAGCTTCTGTTGCTAATACTGTCGCCTTTCGAGCTTCTTCAATTGAATCTGCATTGCGTTGCGATTCAGTCTTGTACTCGTCCATCTTACCTAGTAACTCTGAGTTCTTGCCTTTTAAGCCAGTCACATCAGTATCATGTGCTTGCTGTATGGCTGAAATCTGAGCTTCTGTAAGCCCTTCGATTGCTGATAAGTCCATCTTGACTCCTAAAGTCGATTGTATGCGCCTTGCGCGTTATAGCGATTATATAACAGATTATTTCATTTTCATAATAGATACAAAAAAACGCCAATTAAGGCGCTTTAGTTTTACTTTGGTTATTTAGTTACCCGTGTGTCTTCAAGCATTCAAGCATGACCATGTTTGAATATTTAACTATTTGCTTCTGCTTATACTCCTTTGATGAGTAAGCGTTCATTTTATACGCATTGAGAACCATTGTTCTGCCAAGTCTGTTTGTCGCTCTCTTTAGTGACTTAGATAGCAACACTCCGTTTTGTCTCCAGGTCATAATTTTGCCGGCAGACTCAGAAAGGCCGATGCAGTAATCCATTCCATCAAATTCACTGGCTGGCTTGCTCGACTTGCTGTTAACTGCATTCACCGTTGACTTTGCAGCGCTAACTGATAAGTCTGTTTTGATTCCAGCGTTAACGTTTAGAGAAAGTGTTAGTGCGATTGTTGTAGCTAAGATTAATGTTTTCATTTTGCTATCCCGTTATTATAGATGAAAAAAACTCCAGTTAAGGTGCCTTGGTTATTGAGCTACTTTCCTAAAAGCGCCTTTAACGTGAATAGATTAGGGTTATACATCACTGCCTTACCGCTTAGACCACAGTACCCCTGAGCTGATATGGTAGGGTCACTTACTCCAACTGTCTGTACAATTGCAATGTTGTCATCGTTCACAAGAACTGTTCCTAGCTTCCAATATTCGGATTTACCCTGGTCTACGAGTATTTTTTGCACTAAGTTCACACACTCCGCCTTAACCTTCTCAGGGCTATGACCACACCCGGCCAATGTGAATGCACTTGCCAATGTTACTGCTAAAATTAATTTTTTCATTTTGTTATCCCGTTATTAAGCTAATTAAGCTGATTGTTAGTACTAAGTTTACCGCTACGATTGCTAAGATTAATTTTTTAGTTTTCACGCTTCTATCCCGTTATTAAGCCAGTCAATGCGTAGTAAGACGTTACTGCAAATGCACCTGACGATATTGTCATGAGTGCGATTATAATTATTGTTGCTAGTTTATCCATGTGATTCCTTGCCCCGAAGGGCGTTGATTATTTAATTTCAGCTAGCAAACCCGCTTGCTGCATTGACTTAACCATTGCCTCATCAGTTTCAAATGTAACCATGTTCATGTGCTTAACCACCCGCGCAACTTGCTTTTCTTCTGGTGTGCGAGTGTCGATAGGTTTGAACGTTATATTTTCGGTGTGAAAGTGCTGCTCTCTAAATTGCCCCACTCCACCCTCGTATGAAATAATGGTGTAGTTGTCACTAATAAACATAACAACACCCTGGTGGTCGCAATTGCAATTAACCAGTACACACTTCATGCCAACGCTAGGTAACTCACCCGCATCTTTCATAGCTTGTGTGTAGACTGACTTAACCGACTCATCTTTCTCTGCATCATGCTCAGCTTGCATTTTGATTAGCGCTTCAAGGTCGTATTTCCATGCAGTTAAATTACCATCACCACGCCACTTCCACTGTGACGCAAATACAACATGGGGCGCATCAAAACCATCAATACCATCGACTTCAGCCAATACAGGCATATCATCACCACAAGGTTGTTCGCCTGTATTCTTGCGTGGGGCGAATGATTCGATAAAGCACTTATCATCTGAATGATTCGCTAGATTGTACGAGTTAAGCAGTGCGCTACTCTTAATTGCCACTCTGTTACCGTCTGAATCAATGACGACATCACCCTTTGCAACTTTACCGCCGATACTTTTAAAAAAATCTAATCGTAATTTCATAATCTTCTCCGTTGTTATCCGTTAGTGGATGACTGCATATTAGATGCTAATTATTAAGGTGTCAACATAATTCTTATATAAATAATAGCTTTACTTTATATAAGATGATGTATATTATTATCTCAACTTAAACAAAAGGAGATAGCAATGTCACAACGCGTACCTACATTTATGCCTACTAAAGAGCAACGTGAATGGCTAGAGAACGAAAAGAAGAGAACAGCCAATGCATTCTCTGTAATTTTAAAAGGTTTAATTCAAAAGGAAATAGATAATGAGAGACATTAAATTTAGAGCGTGGAATTTAATCGACAAAAGCATTGTTGACTGGTGCAGTATCAAATACTCGTTCGATACATTCATTAAAAGCAAGCACTACCAAGTGATGCAATTCACCGGCTTGCAGGATGAAAAGTCTATTGATATTTATAATGACGATATCTGCTATGTAGAAGGCTATGGGAATTGCTTGGTTAAAACCTGTGTTTATTACGGAGTTACATTTGTGAATGCGGAAGGCAGTGAGGTATCTGCAATAGATTGCATGCCTGATGGTGATGCATTTACAGTCATCGGCAATATTCACCAGCACCCTGAGCTATTGGAGGATAAATAATTAGCAATCAAACTAGACACACGGTAAACGGCTCGCATTACGTGGTGTGGCATCCGCCAAAGGATTGCGCATCATACTCTTTATCATACGATGGTGGTGGATGGATGCCTGGTAGTTATGACAGTGTTGCATCTGCATTGCGCGGGGCTGAGTGCTGCATGATTAATGAAAGTAAATTTGTAAGTGACATTCAAAGTAATGTTAATCACTTCGAGAAAGGAAATAGAGACTTAAGCCTTTCGGATATGGCTGAGTTTAAACAATTGGAGAATGAATGAAGATATTAAGATGGCACTGATTATGTTCTTTGGATTGATAGCGCCCATTATGGTAGCGGGCGCTGCATGTTACTTTACTTAGCTTGGTTGTTAAGTATGCGTGACAAGGTGTTATCTTGGCTTTTTAGCTCAGTCAATGTATATGCCTTGTTATGCTTTTCATCGATAGTTAACTTAGCAAACTCAGCTGGTGTACCTCCATCCCTTAGCATCTTTCTGTAAGCCTTACCTAGCGACACTCCTAACACTGCATCTTGACTAGGTGCATCTAGCTTGCGCAATTCATCATAGTAAATGTTTTTAGAGTTAACCGGCTTAGGGTCAAGCAATCCACTTTCAGCATCACGAAAGTTTGTAGCACGCTCCCCTCCATCATCTTCTTGAGTATACCTTGCATCAATCTCAGGTATGTTAGCTGTGCGACAGTTAGTGTGGAATGGAGCAAAAGCATTCGAGTATCCCGCCTCTGACTTCATAACAACTGTTTGGTCAACACCTCTGCAATACTGTGACGTAGCACTGTCTATGGTTGCGATTCTACGAGTACCTACTACAACATCGGTTTCTTCAAAGTAAGACTTTCTCGCTTGGTTTGCGTAATGATTAGTGCCGTTACGTGCTAATGTAATAGCTTGCTTCTTGGTCTTGCCTAGTCGAGTGCCTACCTCGTCCATGACTTGATTAGCTATTGCCCTGGTAGATAAGCCTGACTGAAATCCATTACCTACAATATTGGTGACCTGTGTCGCATTAGATGACCAATACTGCTTTAACATTTCGTTATACGTAGTGTATGAGCCTTCGCCCAGTGTAATAAGCGTATTCTTTGCCGCTGTGTTAACAACAGCAGTTGTTGCACCTACAGTCTCGACACTGGCTAATAACCCATTAACAGATTTAGCTTGAAAGGCTGACTCATAACCTCCGAATTCTTTGTTTTCAGAAGCCACCAGCTGAGTATAC